CCATCTCTTCTTGGTAAGAAAGTTTCTTATTTGCCTGTCGCACATCATCACTATAGTTTAACATTAAACAAGTAATCTTCAACTTAGCGAGTTGACCATCTTTCATTAACTGTTTTGATGTTGTAAATCTACGAACAGGACCAAACAATCCTTCTAACATTAACTTATGCGTTTTAGTATCATCTAGAGTACCAGTAGTGCCGAAACGCATCACTGCATTCTCTGTCTTTTCCATTAGTGTTTTGAGTGATGTTGCTTTGAATAAGTGTGCTTCATCACCTATGACCATCTTATAATCAGCAAACCACTTCTTAGGTAGTTTGTATACAGACTGCCATGTAGTAATTACTATTCTCTTATCTGTGTTTTTATCATGTCCAGAATATATCTTATGACAGTTAGTCTCTACATCATATCCGTAGTCAGCAAAGTCTTTATACATTTGTTCTACGAGAGATGTAGTAGGTACAACTATAAGCACTCGACCTGTAGTTCCTAGTTGTGTTAGACTGTAGATGATAAGAGATTTACCTGAACCAGTAGGTGATAGCATGACTAATCTTTTATCATTGATGCCATCACGAATTGCATCTACTTGATAATTTCTAGGGTTGAAAGGTAATTTCAAATCAACTAGTGCTTTTACTACATCTTCTGTAGATATGTTTTGTTTAGGTATAACTGTATCTTGACCTACAAGATTATAACCTCTAGTTTTACAAAACTCTTCTAGATGCTCTGTTAGACCTATATACAGTTGACTAGTCCACATATTAAATAGACGTATCTTTCCATCCCACATCTTATTACGAAAAGTAGGCATGAATTCTGCGCCTGGAACTTTGAACGTGAAGAAGTCAGATAACTCGTATTTTACACCAGCATCTTCACAATCAACTGTCATAAAGACATCATTAATCTTTGATACGATTATTGTAATCATCTGTTATATCGACAAAACTAGTATAAGATGCACCGCAATTTTCGCAGATGTAATCTTCTTGTAGTTCGCCTTTTTCACTTTCAAAATAATATTCTCCACAAACACTGCATTGCCAAATTTTAGGTGTACCCGAAAGGGCAGATGTTGTCATTCCCATTACATTACTCCATTTGTAAACTTATGCCATTCGATTGCATTCTTAATATCCCAACCTCTTGAGTTGATACTTCGCATGACATATTCTAGAAAACTCACAATAGTTTCCCAATATGCTACTTTGTCTTTCTTTTTAATTAAATCAAAGTCGCCTTCTAACTGTTCATCCATTTCATTCTTTAGTGGTTTAGCACCTTGCCATTGTTCCCAACCTAGGTCTTTTAATTCATACTGATTTAGTTCACCTCTATAGTATCGCCATTTATATCTTCTTAACTTAGCATAGTCGCTTTGTTCTTTCCTTAAATTGAGTTTAGCAGTGCTTAGAATGGTAATATACTTAGCGTGTAGACTTGCTACATTCAGTGCTTCTTTGCCTAATTCGATATCATCTAACTTAGCGTCTTCACGCCACATTGTTTGTAATTTATCTAAATCTACCATATATACCTCATTTCAAACTCTCATTATAACAGAATTGTAATTGAATGTCAAGAACTAAATTTTAACCATCTCATATTTAGAGAATGTAAATGATGCAGATGCGGTAAGATATGGCATACTTGTATCAGTGATATCGAACTGTAGTGCCTCTAAAGATGTTGGGAATAGGTCGTGAAACCGAACTTCTACGTTTGCGTTGTTATTGCTATCGGTAATAGTCATCGTAGCATCTGACATTGTAGGTGCAATAGGTTTGAGTTGTTGATTGCCTGCTTCTGGATATCCTGGTTGTCTATTAATATAAGCATTATAATCTTCTGTGTTCAAGTCTGCAGTGATTTGTATCATCCAATCTGCTAGTGCCTTGAAGTTTGTCATATTCTCATCAATCAAAAATGTAATCAGTAAGTCACCATAACTAATAGTATCTCCAGGAACTGGAGTGTCTTTTACTCTTGCATATTGTATGCTAGGTTGTAATGATATGTTAGGAATGTTAGCAGTTTGGCAAGTGAATGCCACTCCACCTAATCTTTGCATTGTGAATACAAACTGAGATGGTGCTAAGAAATTGAGATTAGATGCCGATGGGTTATCGGTCCAATTCGTTATAGTTATATTCTTATCATATGCCATAGTAGTTCCTATCTTTATTGATACTACTATTTATATAATAAAAAAAGGGGCGATCCGAAGACCACCCCTTTAATCTCTCCCTTTATTGGAGCAACTTAGATTACATCAAGTTAGTAACTTTAGTCAATCTGTAGTATGCGTTGCTGTCTGCAGAGATAGAAGTGAATGGGTTAGAAACAAGACCGTATCTTGTCTTAAATCCAATCTTAGGTTGGAAAGTATTTTCTCCAACTGCTCTTACCATCTGTAGAGGTACATATGGGCAGTAGAACATACCAGCGTCATATGCGTTAGCACCTTTATAACCAACACAGTAGAACTGGTTGCTATCAGAATCATTTGCTGAATAAGGATCGATGTAAACTTTCAATCCACCGTTGATAGTACCAGCAAGAGTATTGCCAGTGTCATCTACAGTCAGGTTGCTCTGAAGTGCTGGAGTGTAATCAAGAACGCCTGCCATTGCAAGTGCAGATGCTACGTCTGAAGAAGTGATAATGAAATTACCTTTTCCTCTACGAGTATCTTGTGCAATAGTGTTCGCATCTCTTTCGATTTGGAACAATAGACCCTTGAAACGCTCAACTGACCAACGACCATTTGAGTCGGTGTCTAAGTCGAAAGTACCAGCGGATGCAACTGCACCTGCTTGTGCGCCTGCTTTAGCAGATGAGTACACAGTACGAACAACTTCTCTGTTGATTTCAGCAAGAATTTCTGCTGAAAGGATATTAGCGAGTTCAGTTTCAGCGTCAAGACCATGAACTGCTTTCAAGTCTTGTGCAAGTTCAAGAGTGTATTCTGCTTTCAACGCTCTTGTCTTTGCTGTTACTGAAGTTTTCTCGATTGAGAATGCCATTTCATTGAAATGACCAGAGGCACCCATAGAGACAGAACCATCTCCAAGTGCTTCGCCATTAGCGGTTGATGCACCAGTACCAGTTGTGAATGGTGCTTCCACTGGATTGCTGTTAGCATGAGTACCAAGACCAGAGAAATCTGTGTCTGCTTCTGCTTGTAGTGCTTCTGTACCACCTTGTGTAGAGTAGCGTGATTTCATTGCAAAGATAAGTCCAGTTGGACCTGTCATTGGTTGAACACCACAGATATCATACGCAATCAGATTAGGCATTGCTCTACGAACAAGCGAAATCAAGATTGGGTCAAATTTTGCTACACCACCAGTGTCTGGCATTGCCGCCGCATCGTTAACCGGTGCCGCTTCGTGGAGCATTCCACGCTCTTCTTTCATTGCTTTTTCTTGGTTTTCCAAGATAACAGTTGTGACTGCCTTCTTATAACTATCACCGATTTTTGGCAAATCAGGATGCTCAAGAACAGGACCCCACTTCTGTTGAAGGTTTTCTGTTAAAAACATTTGTTTATCTCCTCGTTATTTAACTATATACGTCTTATTATTTATATAAATTGCGACTTTCGCCACAAGTGCCTTATCACTTAATTGTTCTGGAGATTGCAGAAACATAGTCTTTCATCTCACCGGTTACATTGACTGCTTCAACTTCTTCAACAGCAATTTCGTCCTCTTCGATAGGTTTGGCAACCTTTGGAAAATAACTCTCTTTGAGTGTTTCCAATTCTTTTTCGAAAGTATCTACATCAGAGAATGTAACGCCTTCTGCAAGACTAACCAACTTCTCTTTTTGAGTATCAGTTAAATCTTTAGACATTTCTTCTAACTTAGATGCTTTCTTTGCTTCATTTACTGACTTCATGCTTTCAGCATTTTTAGCGATTTCTTCATTAAGTTTTTCTTCTAGTGAAGCAATCTTATCTTGCTGTTCTGCCATTACGTCATACTTTTCTTCTGGAACATCAATGTAATGCTCTTCGAATACTTTCTTCAATGAAACAATGAAGTCTTCTGTGATTTCAGATTTTAGACCACGCTCAATAGCGAGTTCGTTATCTTTTGTCCACTGCTCAACAACATAAGAAAGATATGTATCTACTTTGTCTGTCAAGTCTTCTTGTACTTTCACAGTTTCTTCGTTAATTTGTGTTTGATAATGCTCTTCTAACTCAACAATCTTATCGCTAAGTTTTGCATTTACTGCCGCTTCGAATACAGTTTTTGCTTTTGCTTTAAACTCATCAGACAAATCAGAACCTTCAGTCAATGCATCAACATCAGAT